TACCTCTCTAGGGTAAGTAACTTCTAAATTATTATCCGATGTACGCTTCACAATGTTATGTATAAGCTCACGTAACTCTTGATTCTTTTCCATTAAAGGAACACTCGCAGCTATCATTCTAGATAGGTGCATAAGTTCTTCGTAGTCCTCTGTTATTAAATCATTCTTTTCTTGTGTGACTATGCATATATCTACGTCACCTGTCCATTCACCGTTGTCGTATTGAAACGGTCTAAGACGAATTACAAAATCGTTTTTGTCAACCTCTGACATTTCTGATAACTTCATATTTATCTCCTTTTTATTTTTGTACCTTTGAATGTAATGAAGGTAGGATGTTTCTTCTTTCCTTTCTTCTTTGTCCATTCTTCTGGTATGATTCTATCATGGTAAAGGAAGTCGTATCGCATACACCATTCAGCGTAGGTAGACTTTGCACCTTTGCGTAATTTACGTTTACTATTTTCAAACACAAAACGAATATCTAGTTTGGGATGTTGCTTCTTTACGGCTAAATGTTTGCGCCTATCTGCAGCTGTAAACATACCTTTAGTCTCAATGATAATACCATTATGTAATATGAAGTCAGGTGTGTATGTTCTGTAGGCTAGGTCTTCCCACTCAATCTTTATTGACTCGTAATCAAAATTAATATTTTGTTCTTTGAGTGCTTCAGATACGGAAAGCTCTAGCCCACTACGATACCCCATCTTCCGAGATGCACGGAATAATCTGTGGGGAGACATGTCTAGAAGGTAGAAGTTCTGAGCCATGAGTAGCTAGTAGGATAGCCAAGAGACTTTAGTTCTTCCCTAACATGCTTCTCTGCTTCTCGTTGTGCTTCAATTGCTGCCCTCAGACCTGCGGTTTTTAACTCACGATACTCTTTCTTCTTTTCTGCTAGTTGTGTTTCCAACTCTTTTATTTCGGCTTTTAAATCATCATACTGTTCCATGTGTGTACTCCTTTCTTTTAGTTCCATATTTTCTTAGCTTCTTCTTTCATCTTGTGACTCCATGTCCAAGAGTCAAAGTTAGGATAAACGAAAGAAGCTAGTTCATACTTATCACTGCTAATTGATAAGAATCTTTGTATACTATAGGCTACTTTTTCCAACTGTTTTTTATACTCCTCTAGATTTTTTAGAGCAAACTTTTTGTAGTCTTTGTGTGTGGCAAAAAATAAATCTAAACTATTGTTTGGATAAGCCATAGAATAAAATGCCATCTGCCTTTTCTGCGCTTCTGTAGGTTGAGAAGGCATCCTAGTTGTGGTTTTTAAGTCTACAATTTTATTTTCAAACCTAAAGTCTACATAACCCATGATGGGTATTGGTAAATCTTCAAGCTGTACCTCAACTCTTTCTTGATAACTCTTTAAATTCTTATATTTAAAGTTTTCATCAATAACTTCTCCAAAGTTTTTTAGTAGCTTTTTCTCCTTCTCAGTTTTCTTGTCTTTTAGATTTACCATAGACTCAGCACACAAAGTAATAAACTTTGCTTCTAATGTTGCGTAATCAAACTCACCTTCTTCATACTTCTTAGCTAAAGAAAATTCAGTAGCTATACCACGTATTGCTGCCGGTCCAGTAGAAGACTTAATATTAAACAAATACCTAGCGACCCACATAGGTGGGTCACTTATATAAGTATTTATACTACTCGGAGATAGATGCTTAATACCGTGAGTTTCAAAAGGGTTATTGCTCAACATGTGATTTATCATATTGGAATGTCATCCTCTTCGATGTCCACTATATCATCTAGTATGTCCGAGCCAATCTCCTCTTTAGGGCGAGACCTATCTGTCCAAGCATCAATGATATACTCATTGTAGTTTTGAACCCATGACATGAAATCGCCAAAGTTATTCTGCTCAGTTTCCGTTAAATCAATAGTGTTGGTTAAGTCGAGGGAGACTGAAGGTAGGAAAAAACTATTACCATTTGGTAACTTTCTCTCCTCTGTGACACCCGTAATTAGATGTTGCACAGGCAGACGCTTCATCTTTGCTAGTTTAGTGAACACTACACCAACATCTTTGAAAGCATCTCTGTTTTCAATCTCCCAAATGAACGGCTTGTTAGTGATGGAGATAGGCTCACCACTATCTGTGGTTGCATCTACTAAATCAACCGTTCCCAATATCACTCGCACTCGTTTAATCTGCTTGATTAACTCTTGTGTCTTCTCAGGCAATGCCTTGAAGTCTTGGATATAACCCGCAGGTTTACCACAGTTGAATCCACCATCGTTGTCTTTCAAGTCAGTGTTCAAGTTATCTGCCATGACAGTTTTGATATACTTGTTGGGCTTGTCCCCCATACCCTTGACAAATCTCTTGTACATAAACCTTTGTAGATAAGGTCTAATCTTAACAGAGGGAGCGTAGTACGTAGCTGTATCGGGTATCTCTAACTTGTATGTACCACCAGCTACCACTTCCATGTTTACTGTCTTACCGTTTACTTCAGCTTCACCCATAATAGGTGAATGGTTAAGTCGCAGACGAGCTAGTGTGCTTGCCTTTGCCTTATCTGAGCTGGACTCAGATGCTATGCCCATGGCTTTCGCCATTGCTGCATAATTATTTGTGTCGATTGTTGTTACTTGTGTTGTCATATGTTTACTCCTTTCTTTGAGTTTTTGTAATGCTTAGTTATATCATTGAACATCTTTGGTGTCAAGCCAATTAGTACCAATCTTTGCTTCTAACAATAATGGAACATTAAATTTAACTCCCCACCTTGTATATAAGAGAGATGGTAGGTCATTATTAGTTGCTTTAATAATACTAATTACTCTTTCTTCCTCTGATGGAAACACATCAATAACTATACTATCGTGAACGCTATTTACTATACATGATTTAGCGTCCTTCAATAATTTCTCTATGTGTAATAATGCCACAGGCACAATGTCTGCTGTAGCAAATGCTTGTACAGGGTAGTTCTTTATCTGAGTTAGGTGCGACACCCTACCACTTGAACTACGTTTTACATCCGGGAAACTAAATTGTCTGCCCGATGGTATCGTAATCATACCAGTATTTAATGCTTCTTTAGCTAACTTGTCGTGCCATTTTCTTACACCCTTATACTTATCAACAAAATGTTTGTAGTATGTAGCTTCAGCTTTTGTTCTACCGAACCCACTAGCACCATACAAAGGTGCAAACGTATGCGCCTTCGCTGTGGTTCTGTCTGTTGGCTGGCCTGCATCGCTAATAACTTGAGCCGTATAACTATGTACATCAAAGCCATCTTCTATTTCTTTCATAGCTACTGCGTCTTGTGACAAAAATGCAGCAGCTCTGAACTCTAGTTGTGCAAAGTCAGCTTCAAGTATCTTGCCTTCTCTCCAACGAGACACAAAGACTTTCTTCACTGGAAATGTACCACCTCTAGGCATGTTCTGCATGTTGGGGTCAGCACCACTAAACCTACCAGTAGATGTGCGATGCTGTAATAATCTAACATGTAACATCTCATCTTGTTTGATGTGTGTAGATATACCATCAATGAAAGATGATAGATAGGTTTCTACTGCTGATAGTCTACGAACTTTAGATAAGAAGTCTACAGCATCGGTCATACCTCTAGACTTTGCTGCACTTTCTAACGTCTGAAGATTAACTTTACTCGTGCTAAAACCATTCGCACTAGCCCACTTAGGACTCGGTGGTTTGAATCTAAGACCTGCTGGAGTAGATAAATTATCAAGAATATAGCCAGCGCTGTTGCATACCTTGCAGTTATTGGGCTTTGAAAATAGTGTTCCATCCTTCTTTGTTCTCCTTATTTTTCCATTACCATTACACGTAGTGCATTGCTTGGCTTTTGTCTTGAATATTCTTGTAGTGCCTTCGGCTATCAAACTACGGAACTCGTAATCAGTCATGTATGGGTCTATCTTCTGACCCCAATAGTCTTTGTCTTTAACCTTTCTTCCATAAATTACCCAGCATAATTGTTCAGGACTATTAAGATTAATAGGTGTGTCACCCATAAGAATACGCACTTGCTTCTGCAACGTATCTTGTAAGTCGTTACGTTCCTTCTCAAACTCGACACGTACCTCACGTAGAGCATTGGAGTCCACCTTGAATCCACGTTGATATATACGTGCTAATGTTACACATATTTGGTTAGTCAATACATGTGTGTCCATCAAATTATTATACTTGGTTGTATTTAATTTAAACCACAGACTATCTGATAGTTGTTGGGTAGCGTGTATATCTGCTGATAAGTATGAGCATAGCTCGTCAAAGG